ACGCGATCGAATCGGCCGATGCGTCGTTGATCGAAACCATGTCGTCACCGGCCGCGCTGGCAACCGTCATGTTGAAGTCAACGACGTTGAGAAACTCGAACATCAGGCCGCGGGCGATCGTCGGCAACGTGAAGACGACGTTGCCGGCCGCCGCGGTGGTGGTGAACAGCGTGCCGTTGTCGGCCGCGACCACGGAGTAGTCGGCCGTCTTCGCGACTTCTTTGAGCGGACCGCCAAGGAACTGACGGCCCGGCAGGTCATCGTCGAAAAGGAAGTTGTTGGCAAGCTGGCGACGCGCCAGGCTGTCGAGGCCGATCAAGTTCGCGGCCTTGATCGGCCCGCCAACCGCAATCGGCATCAAGCGATTCTGGTTGTTGCCGTCGATGTCGGTCGCCCGGCATTCGAGCAACGCGATCGCTCGCGCGACCGCCGTGCCGTCCGTCGCGGTCGGACTGTACTGAGCGTACAGGTTGCTGGCCGTGATGAGGCCGAGCACCAGGCCTGGACGCAGGACAGTCGTTGGCGAATTGGCGGTATCGCGGGCCGCGCCGGAAATCAACCCGTTATGCAGGTGCCGCAGTTCCAGCGGACCCCAAAAAATCTCGGCTTCCGAGTTTTCGCGGGCGGTCGTGAAGCCCGGTACGGCGAATCCCATTTGGCTCATGTTTCATTCTCACGAGCCTCCCCGCGAAAGGCTTCCGCGTGTGTTGTGTGCGGCTGACGGACGCGGTTGCCGTCTGGTCGGGAGCTACCCTAGCCGCACGTTCGATGATCGTCTTAAATCAGCCGCTTCACCGCGGCATCGATCTCCTCTTGCGAGAGCTTGCCGCTCCCGTCGTGGTCCTTGAACTCGTTCGGATGATCGACGGCCCGGAGGCTCATCTTCGTAGCCCGCTCGCCCGGCTCCCAGCACGCGCCGGCCGGTAGCTTCTTCGCGAACTCGATCAAGCGGTCCACGTCTTGCGGGACCGTCTCGCCGTTCGCGTTCAGCGACATGCGATACGATGTCGCCTGTGGCTTGAGGAACTCGTTCGCGAGAGCCGGCGAGATACGGCCGGAACTCACCAGTTCGTCGATATCGCGGCTGATGCGGGCTTTCTCCGTCTTTTCGAGCCGGTTGTAGACTGACTTCATGAGCGGATTCGCCTTGAGCGACATGGCAATCTGCTCTTCGGCGTTCGGCTGCTCGACGTTCATGTCCGCGCTGTCCATGTCGGCCATGTCGTCTTCGTCCTCTTCCTCTTCGCCGTCCGCCTGGGCCTCGACTGCTTCCTTGGTATCGAGCGCGACCATGAGCAAGTCGGGAAGCTCTTCGAGGGTCGCGTCTTCGGGGAGCATGAAGCCATGCTTGGCGAGCTTGGCGAGCAGGTCGGCCATGCCGGTTTCTTCCGGCTCGTCGTCCGCCCCCTCTTCGACAGCGTCCGTGTCGGGGATTTCCACGTCCTGAACGTCGTCGAGGACTTCTTCGTCGGTGTCGGTGGCCATGCGGGTTACCTCGTAAAGAGACATGCGTGATTTACGTTTGGTTTTGGCGGCGGCGATATTGGCCTTGCCTTGTTGCTTCGCCTTCTTTTTGTCGACCGACTGATACGGACCCGGCGATGCTAACCCGGTCGTTTTCGCCGACTTCATGCCCGCCTTGCGAGACTCCGCCGCCTTCTTTGCCGACGCGGAACGCTTCTTCGCGGCCTTTGCTTTGTCCTGCTTGTCCGCAGCCTTGACGGCTTTCTTTTCCGTCGCTTTCTTTTCCGTGCTGCGGACCCCGACGCCCTTGATTTCTTCGAACTTCCCGCTGGCCAGAACGCCCTTGGGAATCTGGCTCTTGCTGCCAACCACACGGGACTTGCCGCTGCGCGGACCGACGAAGCGAAACGCTAACTGGTCGGTCGTGACAGCCATGCCAAGCGACAGGTGCATGAGATCGGCTCCGTCGGTTCCGGCGGACGCGACCAACGGCGTCCCGGCCGGTTCGAAGTTCTCTTGACCGGCCGCGACCGGCATATTGACCAGCGCGACGTGCGTAATCACGTCCTCCCACACGTTGCCGGATCCGTCGCGGAACCGATCGCAGATTTCCGGCGAGACTTCGCGGACTACGGTCCCGACCCGGCGAGCATCTTCTTCGAGTGGGATTTCCAGTTCGGCAAGGAGCCTGCCCGCTTCATCCGTCTTGAGCGACTTCACGAAACCAGCGTTGTACTTGCTCGACCAGAACTCTTCTTCGTCCGGCGTGCGCGGCGTCGAATTGACGTGACCCCACGGGACGGGAATTTGCAGGCCCGCTTGCGACATGCGGTCAAATTGCTCGCACCAATGGCGAATCCGCTCCGGCGTAATCCGGATCGTCCGCTTGGGTGCCCGGTAGGTTCCGGCGTTCAGAATGTGCTTGCGAAACTCCATAAGGCCAATTAGATGCGGTGTATTTCAAAAAAACCGCCTATTATGGAAAAAAATCGGCGGGTCGCTCCCGCGTCTCCTGTGCCCGTCGCGGTCGGGCCGGTCACGTTGCACACATGGCGATCGACTACGACGGCGCAAATAATGGCCTTTTCACACATATCGGCTCGATCATCCAACGTATCAACGCCTACGAAATCTACTCCGACACGACATTCCCCGCCGATCTACAGGTAGTCATCGAGAAATTCCAGGCCGGCGACAAAGACAAAGAGATTGAGGGGATCGTCGCCGCCTATGAGGGTTTCAAGTCCAACGTCGACGGCTGGGCGTCATCGCTGGCCGGATTCATCACTCGCCGGATCACCGCCGAAGAAATCGTCCGCGAATTAAAGATGGAAACAAACGGGATCGCAGCCGTTCTGGCGGAACTCATCCGCCGCATGAACGAAGACAACGAGACTGTGGAGCCGTGCGCCGTCACGCTTTCGTCCGTATCGGCCGACGCGATAAACAACGGCAACGGGGTGGTTATCACAACCCGCCGCCTCGATGGCTACACCAAGCCCGGATCGAACATGGCGGCCCACCAGCAATACAACGAGCTGCCGACGGAGCTTGCAGTCCCCGGCGAAACCATGACGTTGGAATGCGTGGCCGATTCCCAGCGTGACGGCCGGCCCGAGGGTCAGGAGTCGTTCCGCTGGCATGGCGAACTGGAGAATCTGTCGCTGGCCCATCCCACGGAAGGGAGCGGCAACGGTCCGACCCTGCAGACGTTGAACGCTTCGTCGTTGGTCAATAACCGCGACTTCGAGACGTTCAGCAGCAACGCGCCGAGCCGGTGGGATATCGACAGCGGGACGGCCGGAACGCACATTTTCCAGGACACAAGCGCAGGCGACTTCTTCCGCGGCGAGTCGGCCTTGCGGTTCGACGGCCAGCTTTCGCAGACCACGATCCAGATTTCGCAATCGCTCTCCGTGTCGGCATTGCGGCCGCTGCGTCGCTACGTCGGAGCCGTCTGGTACAAGGCGAGCGAAGAACCGGCTTCCGGCGACGCATCGACCCTGACGATCCAGCTCCAGGGGACCGGCCTCACGCTTTCGTCTACGGAGAAAATCGTCATCCAGTCGATCAACTACGCGACCGTCTGGACGCTCGCGTACTTCAAGATCAACTTGCCGGCCGTCATTCCGGACGATATCGAGCTGGCCATCAAGACGACTAACCTTACCAGCGGCATGTCGATCTGGATTGATTCGCTCGCATTCGGTCCCATGACATACCACGGCGGCGTCGGGGCGGTCATCGTGGCCGGCGACGATCGGTTCATGCGCGGGGATCGGTTCACCTTCACCGTCGCCAATGACCAGCTTGGCACGTTTCAGGATTTCTTCCGTCGTCATTACGGGATTCAGTTGCCGTCGAATGCAACGTCGACGATTTCAGATACGCTCGCCGGCGGAATCGCTGGCGACGGCGACGGAGCCAGCCCGGTCAGCTAATGAGGTCATCCATGCCAACGGTCAAAACTCGTTATCGCGTCAAGGTCATGACTCCTGTCAAGGCGTCCCGCATGTCGCTGTCGCCCGATCGCTGCATCCGCCTGTTCCTGCGTCACGCCCCTGACGCGGAGCAGCGGATGATTCACGGCCAATTGCACGATCCCAAAGGTTTGGCTCGCGAGATCCTCCAATTCGCGTTCCGGTTCGTCGGTCCGCGATCCGGCAAACCACGTACCGTCGCGTCGCGGTCGCAGGTGCCGAAAGGCATCTTGGCGTCTGGCAAGTTCGAAGAGATCAAGGTCGAGCGGAAGAAGCGGGAAGCGAAACCGAAGAAGGAACCGACAAAGAAGCTGGCAAAATCCCCCGCTGCGGACGCCGCGAAAGAACCGTCGCACGCGGAGGCCCACGCGAACGAACAGGCGAAAGCCCTCGGACACCTAAAGCGGCTCGGGGTAGACGTGACGCACAATCCGAACGCGAATCCAGGCGAGTTGGAGTACCAGATTTCCAAATTCTCGAGGCAATTGACGGAGCCGCAGTTGACCCGCGTCAATTCCATCGTGGCGTCGCAGGCCCTTAACAAGCGAATCCCGCCACGCGGTGAACGCAAGGCCCCGGCCACGATCGCCGCTGCCGACCAAAAGAAAGTCGACGCATTGATTGAACGTATCCACAAGAGCTTGCCAGCCAACCAAGCCGAGTTGCTGGAAAAGTATGCCCCGCTCTTGGCACCGAAACGGACCTACGCCAAGCACACGTCGCTACCTACCATGCCGAAAGCGGATGAGACGCTGATCCAAAAAGAGATGGCGTTTATCCCACGCGACCACGATTTCAACCTGGCAATGGAACGTCTCGGCTCTCGGCACGAACTGCCAAGCGATCGCCGCAAGGCTCGGCTGTTCCGCGCGGAAGCCATCAAGCGGGTCCGGAACCGGTTCGATTCCTCGAAGGACCGCGGGGAATGGACACGGTGGAACGATCTGTATTCGCAGATCACTCAAGGTGTCTAAAGTTTCCTCTCTTTGAATTTATCGCTTCTGCCGCACGATAGACATACCGGCCAATGCGACAGATGGATCTTCATGCACCTTGTGCAATACGTTACTTTTGTCGCTAGCGTCCATTCGCGATTCGTGACCGGTTCGGTATTGTCTGGTGTGAGTGAGTAGTCAAATTGATCGTCAGCTCTCTTGATCGCTTCGCGATACTCCACTTCGATGCGATCCACTTCCGCCGCAAGCATTTGGTCATCCGGCCGACAATACTGAAACCCAGACAGCCCGATCGCTTCGAGCGCTTTCGCTCGTTTGATTTCCGCATTGCCAATGAGCCGGTGCCAGTCCGTGACTTCGGATTTTCTGATCTGTTCGAATGCCCGTATCGTAGCTTCCTTCATTGATTTCCTTCGTTACTTCACCACGTAAGGCATGAATGAACTCGTGCCGACGTTCGACGCGAGACGGCAAGCGTAGGAAATTGCGTCGCAATTATGAACGAGTATGCCTGAAGAGAAGTATTCGTGATTGCCTTCAATCGTTAGATTGTAAACGACATGCCGCCCTGGCAAGATTGCTGGCAATTCTACCGCATGCACGCGAACAATTCTTTTGCTTTGCATACCGGCTGACAGAAAACACTTTTCCGCATGTTGCGCATATTCTGTTTTCGTTGTCGATCTTTGATTTACGACGTGACCTGAGACTGCATTTTCCTGAGCAAAACTTGCTCTTGCCAACATATTCATGACAGTAGTCTTTTCCGCATTCTGAGCATATGGCGCAACGACGTATTGCTTTTCCAAATCCGTGTTGTTTTGCATGACGCCGATGCCATTCTTTTCCCTCTGCTGATTGATGCCATGCGACAGTAAGGTGACGTATCTTAGCAAGATGCTGCAAAGCTTTTGTTGTGGCGTAGTCTCCTCGCTCGCCATGAACCTTATGATGTTTTTCCGACGATACACATTCAAGATTTGATATATCGTTGTTAAGGAAGTCTCCATCTTTATGATGGATATGGCATCCGTCAGGAATAGGGCCGTAATGAGATTTCCAGATTTCCTGATGAAGGTGCTGAATGCCTCTTTTAACGTGCCCGCCATGCGGCCGATAATATCTTCGATATGCCTCTTGTTTTGCTTCGGGATATCTCCGGAAGACAATGCCGTTAAAAACGATTGATTCTGATTTAGCTCCTGATTTCCACATGGCACCATTGTATCTTCGTAAGAGATAGCGTCGAGTGGTATCCATCCACGATCAAGAGAAAATACGGGATGGTTTCTGGTCCCAACAAGTTCCATGCCGTTTGATAGTCGCACGCGACACACGGTTGCAGAATGGCTAGTTATTCCAGATGCGACTACCTTTCTTGTTCCTGATCTTGTCGTAACAAAATCCCCTACGCGAATCGTGTCGATGCGACGTGGACCGCTCGGCGTACTGATTAGTGTATCCGCTACAAAACATTGGTCATCGTGTGATCCGTCCGGAAACGCCAACAACTCCCTCTCAAATTCTGGCACCCACGCGGCATCTTTTGGTAGCCATACCTTCCCCTGCTCAAACTTTACCGACGCCGCCTGTGCCCGCACGATCTTGTCGCCCTTCGGATGGATCGGCCGGACCTGAACGCCCTGCCGATTAAGCAACTGAATCATGGCCCGCTGGTACGCCACGTCCTCGACCCCGACCCATTGCAGCCCGTACTCATTGACCAACGCCTTGATTCTCTCCAGCGTCTCCGGTGCCCCGATGCGGCCGCGGTAGCAGTGCCGGATGATGAGCGTCCCGGTACTGTCGTGCTCGCAGCACAGGATAACCGTGTAATCCGCCGACGTCGATTCGCTCACAGCCAGATCGACTACGCCGAACGGCAGGAACGAGCGTTGCGGGACGATGTTCGGACCAAGGATGTATTGCTGTTCCTGTGCCCGCCATGATTGGAACCATTCGCGCTTGAAAATGTTGCCGTCCGCCACCACGTCCCAATCGCCGTCGAGCAATTGCGCCCGCGTGATGTGGTCGAGGTGGCCCAGAGCCTGGACGTATTCCTCTTGGTCAAGGAACGGATTGTCACGCAGGCCGGCGGGAACGAATGTTCTCTTTAGACCAGGGTCAACGATGAATCGCTGTTTCACCCAGTCGTTGCCAATACCTCCAGGATTGCTTGCTGACAACATCCTGATAGGTATGCGACTCCCTTCAAGGCGACGGAGCCGACTGAACAAATATAGGTAATCCTCTTCTTTGAACTGCGTTAGCTCATCAAACACAACGGTCTGACATTCCATGCCTTGATAGCGGTAACGGTCGTTTCGCTGGTCGAGGTATCCGAACGTGATCGTTGCTCCGCTTGGGAACCGCCAACGCTTGTCTGTCCCATTCCATGTCGCTCCGGACCCTTGCAGCCAATCGTGCGAGCGATCCATCAATGCCCCTGGCAATGCCAAGTCTGCATAAGTACGACGGAAGAGAATTGCGGAGTAATTAGGATGATGAACGTACTGCAAAACAGACATTAAAAGAACATCACTTTTCCCGGAACCTGCTGAACCTCCGTACAGTATTTCAGTGCTGTCCGTTCTTAGGAATGCCGTTTGCTTTGCCGTTGGTCGGTGTGGGCAGAATGGGATGATCGGCCGCGTGTCCATTGCTCGGAGCAACGTCGATAGTCTGTCCGTGTTGCCCGTCTTCAAGCAGGAGTCGATCGAGTTCCTCAAGAGCGATCGCTGCTTGCTCGGCAACGCCTTCAACGCTTCCCGGAGTTCCCGCCTCAACGTGGACATGGCTGTGGACGTGCTGGTGGAGTTCTGGTTGTTCACCTTTACCCGCCTTTTCCTTGTCGAGTTCCAGCCGCTCGCGGTCCATTTCGAGTTTTGCGATCGCGGCCGGAACCCGCATGGCCGCCCCGTAGTCGCGTGCCGATCCGTCCTGGACCGCCTGGGCGCCGAGCCGGAACGCACCGGCCAGAACTTTCGCCGCCTGTTCCTCCGTCACGACGCCGCAAGAGAGAATCCGGGCCGCCAGCCGGGCGTCCTGTTTGGTTCTGTGCGGGTCGAATAGCTCGCCCGTCCCGCCCATGCCGTCTGGCATCGGCGGCGGTTTCGGCAATGCCGCCAGTTCGGCCGCGTGCGGCGCGTTCACCTTCTGGTGCGCGGCTTTCTTGTTGCGGCGTTTTTGGCGTTTAGATGCCATTGGTCTTTGCCTTATCGAGTATGTCCGTCTTGATTACTTCCGCAATCGCCATCATCATTACGGGCGGAACACTATTACCGAGTCGTTCCCATTGCTGTGCGAAATCATAAAACATGCGACCATCCTCCATTGGTATCAGCATTGACGACGCGACCAACAGTTGATTTCCCGACTCCAACTGCTGCGGCAATATCTTCATACTTCTGTCCTTCAGCCCGTCGCTTCCTGATCTCCCGTACCTTTTCGTCCGTGAGCCTAGAAAGATGATGAGACTCTCCGACAGGTGGCCGTTTTCTGACTCTAGCGATTCTTGCCGCAGCTTCGGTACGATGATTTTGTGACCATGAACGAACCTTGGCGCTCATATCCTTCATGTTGTTAGTCTGTGTACCGATGAATAAGCATGACGGATTGACACATGCAGGGTTGTCGCATTTGTGGAGAACGTACAGATTATCGGGTATTGATCCTACAAACAATTCCCATGACACCCGATGAGCGCTTCGGTAACGCCCGCCGCTAAGATAAACCATACCGTAACCGCTTTTGGATTTTTTCCCCCGCCAGATCCAACAGCTATCCGTTTTAAGAATCTTGTCGAGAAATCTTTCCGCAAACGGCTTGAATCTTGGCATAATGTCCTCCTTAAAAGTACACTATACCATAGTTTCCCATTTGTGTCTAGGTGCCGTTCGTTCCTGCCAGTTACGGAAACCGTCACTTGCCACCACTCCATTGGAACCCACAATGCGGGCAAGTATGCTCCACCTCGATATTCTCGTCAACTTTCTTGAAGTCCTCCGGAGCATACTTAGCATCTGGCGGCACGATCCCCGCATCTTCCGCCATCCCCGCGACCAATTCCGCCAACGCCTCATCGCCCGTGTCGATCTCGCGAATCAGCGCATCGAGTTCCGCCGCGCCCGTCTCGGCCAGCGCAGCGATCGGGTCGAACGTGGCCAGCACAAGATCCGCTTCCGCCTGCGTCAGGTCGACCACCAGGACCGGCACTTCCTGGTCCGGTGTCGTCTCGGCGCGGAGGTGTCCGTCCAGGAGAACATAACCAGCGTCCGTCTCGCGAACCATCAGTGCATCGACGTAGCCGACTTCGCGAAGGATTCCGGCCATCGCGGCCCGTTGCTTCTCTCCGTGCTTCCTCCAGTTCTTTTCGTTGGGAATCAGCATCCCAGCCTTGACCCGCCGGAAGTCGACAATCCGGTCCCGGATGGCCGGGACGGTAGGATCGGCCGGCTCGGGTTGCTTCTTCTTCGCCATCACTTCGCCCCCACCGCGTTCCCACTCGCCTCTTGCACCGTATCCGCCTGCGTCGCCCCGCACCGCTTGCACTTCCCGCACCGGTCCCAGCGATGCCGACCCACGCACCGCGGCGGTTGTTCCTTGATCTTGGATTCGCCGAACTCGTGGCAACCACACCAGCAATGCGATGGGACGACCGGAAACGAAACCAATGGCTCACCGATCTGGGCCGCGATCATCCCGTTACGGTACATGCTGTCCGGCTCGTCATGATCGCGTCGGCCGGGGTTGCGTCCTTCGAGCAATACGAACATTTGCGGCGACGTGGCCCGGCATTCGCCGAGTTTGCTATCGACGTTCGCATTGATGAACTTTGCATTTTCATTGTAGACCGGCTGCCAGAAGCGGCAGTTGCCGCACGTCGGCTTGCGTTCGCTGCCGTTGCTGTTGGGTTCCGCTGTCACCATGTACCGCCTCCCTACGAACTCCGCTTCGTCGCCCTAAACCGCGTCTGCGTGAACAATTTCCGGACGATCCCGACCTCCTGGTCCCATTGCTTTTCCGGCCCGATCGCTTGGACCCGCTCCGTACATGTCTCACCGCAAAGCTCGTGCGTCATCCAATAATACGCATCATCCAGGTGCCGGCAGAAATGGAACGGGTAGACGTAGCATGACGGGAACCCCTTCGATCCGAGCAGGAGTTGGTAGTCCGTCCAGCCGGAACGCATCTTGCCGGACACCTGCAAGAATCCATGCTTGCGCACCAGCCCCAACGGCAACAGGTAGCAGCATCCGCCGACGTGCGTTTGGATCAGGACGCCATACGGCCAGCCGTTGTGGATGTTGTGCCGGTACTCGCCGATCGGCATTCGGTCGATCGTCTTGGGCGAGAAGTGCAACGCCGACACGGCCCCAAGCTGTAACGGAAACGACTCGTGGATTCGCCGTGCGTGCCACCAGAAGCCATGAGGGATGATCGTGTCGTTGTCGACCTTGCCGACGAATTGGTAGTTCTCTGCGATCGCCCATTGCCAAAACGTGTTCGTCACTTCGGAGAGCGTATCGTTGTGGTCATTACGGACCACGATCGTCCGGCAACGCAGCTTCGTGGCCGTCTCCAGAAACAGGTCATGTATCTCCGTCCCGTCGCTCGCGTTGTCGACCAGGTACAGGTCGATCCGTTCGGTAAGCGATTCGACCAGGGCCGCGAGCGATTGCCGCGTGAACCCCGGCCGGCCATGAGCGATGAACAGGATTGCGGAACGTCCGTTCAAGCGACAGCCTCCATTCCCTCCAGGCAAATGACCGGCTTTCCGGCCAACCGCTTGATCTCTTTCGCTTGCGGCCGACTCGATTCGACGAACAACTTCGCGGCATCCAGTTCGCGGTAAATCCCGCCCTTCCATGTCCCGTGGCCGGCTGCCCACAGTTCCGCCTTGCGCTCGAAGGGAGCCATGATGAGCTGCGTGAACTTGACGCCGTGCTGACGCAGCCATTCCGCTGTTGCGGTCCGATAGCGTTCCAGCCGAGCCGTCACAATCGCATAAATCGGCACGGTCGGAAGGTGGAACGGCGTCGCGTTCGGCAACCATGCCTCGTACTTAGCGTCATCGGCAATCGCGGCCGGCGGCGGATCAAGGCACAAGATGCCGTCCATATCGAGGCACGCCGTCGCCATGTTGCCAGCATGGAACAGGTTCCACTCGAAGGCCCGCGGACCCTGGACCACGCGATACCAGCGGTCGACTTTCGTGACGCGCGACTCGTGCGACGGATAGACTGCCGCATACTCGAAGCGGATCGTCGATCCAGAGTAGCGGGCATGAATCCACGACTTCATCCGCTCCATCGACTTGCCGCTGTCCAGCGAATCGTCGACGACCAGAACCCGCTCCAACAGCCTCTTGCTGCAACGGTTGCTCGTGCCTGATTCGAGTCCGGAATACAGGATCGGGATGTTCCGCTGCAAGGCGATCATTGACGCGGGAATGATGCCGCTGCGTGGCACGCCGATTACCGCGTCGATATCACGCGGCAATCGTGAGCACCAGTCGGTCACGTCCTTCGCAAGCTGGGCGTAGGAGACGAAGTTCATTTGTCCTCCATGAAGGGAGGACCTAAAACGCAATGATCCGTCAACGGCTGATCCCATACCATGCGGGTGATGATGTCCCGGCAGCTATCGCAGACAGGATGATCGGTCGGCAAGCGTTCGGTCTCGCGGCAGATAAGGCAGGGACGATTGAGTGTTCTCTTAACCTCTCGCAGTCGCTGGTTTTCGCAACGTAGATCGTCGATATATGCGATGATTTGTCCCATCATCGAGTTTGGTTGGTTGTGATAACGCAAGTCATCAAGCGTCAACTGTGCGTCACCGAACACCCGCTCGCCTTTGCTGTTCCTCGCCACTACTTTACCCCCTTTATCCCTAAGTTAATCCACCCATGATTTTCCGCTCGCGGCGTCGTCAATGGCTTGATCTCCGAGAACTCCGCCCGCCGCAAGCATTTCTCCAGGTGCTCTGCCGAAAACGCGGCCCGATGCCAATTCTGTTGATCGGGCTTCGAATACGCGAACAACCGTCCCTGCATCCACGTCCAAGGGTCGTTGTCCGGGTTCGACTCCCGCCATTTCTCCTCAACGGGAATAAAACCTTGTATGGCGCAACGAATGATCTTGCGAGCATCCGGCACCCATACCTCCAGCGATCCGCCGAACCGCAAGATTCTCCTCAAGTCCTTCAGGACCGCAACTGTTTTTCGCCAGTCTACATGCTCCAAAATGTGAGAGGCGTAAATCAGATCGAATGACCCATCCGGGAACGGCATCCGCTGTTCGATATCGTGAACATGATCGACGTTCGGGCGCTTCACGCAATCAAGCGTGACCCATTCCGGGCCGATGCGGTCCTTGCCGGGTCCGATCTCAAGACATTGCATTATGTGCGATACCTCGCCACGCATGGCATCCGCCACGCCCCATTGATTCCCGACTGGTCGAGCGTGATCTCCAGGAAGTAATTCTCCCGATCGACCAGGGCGAGCGTCTCCGGCAAGTGCCCGCTGTACGTTCCGCTTCCGTCATGGCTCAGTGCAACCGGCGAGCCTACCGCTACGTCATCCGCGTCGTAAAGCTGCATCGAAACGGTTGCGATCGTCAAGGCTGCGCCGCCCGGTCCGTTCGTCGCGTCCTCGACGATGACCGTGGTATCGTTGTCGATGTAGAGGACATCCTTTTTCTTTTCCATGCAGCAGTCCTCTCAATCGCACTCGTTGATTTCGATGGTCGCTGATACGCGCGGCCTGATCGTCACGCCCGATACGTCGACGCGCGGCCGGATCGTGATATCCGCTGAGACTCGCGGCCGGATGATGATAGTCGCGCAGACGCCGCCAGGGGGCTTGCCACCCATGATCCGGTATAACCACCATGCAATCGATCCGAACCCGCCAGGCATTATGAAATACCTTTCACCAGATCAAGGTCAGTATCGGTTGTTGCCGTCTTCGTAGCGTGCGGCGTACTTCCGTCCGTGCGGTAAATCGTCAGCGTCGTTCCTGACAATGTCCAATGCAATGCAGCAAGGACAATTGTACAGAGTGAATCTTCCGCAGCCGTCGCCTCGACATTCGACACGTTACGAATCAGCAAGGCGTCGGCGTTCTCGATTGCGGTTGGCAATGCCGCAATGTCCGTGATGATCGTCGTCTGATTCGCGGCCGTCGCGTAGTTGGCGGCCACGAGCGTCCTGGCTTCCATTTGTGCGTTTGTCGGCAAGGCGTCAATGAGCAGGTCAAGGCGTCCGCCGTCCGTCCAATCGCCCTGGAGTTCATTGGTGTCATTGTAGATATCGTTGACGATCTTGCCGAACGTCCCGACCGTCAAATGCGTTCCTGTGCTTTCGTCCCACACGGCATCGGCGATAGACGAATTGGACGGCAATGACGTGATCGCATCCCGAACCGCTTCGAGGCTGTCGCTGGTGTTGACGAAGCTGTCCCAGTCGGCTGGAGCTGTCTTGCTAGCGAGCTTGGCAAAAATGGAATCATTGGCAATGTCCGTGCCGGCAACGCTCGCAGATACCAAGTGGTCGAGCCCGTAGGTTTCGATCGCGGCATCGACTTCCGCTCTTACCTGAGCGGCCGACAGGTTGTTGAGAGCGGCGATACTTGCCGCTGTCGCCAAACCGACTTGAATTTCCGTCACGGCGTCCGCCGCTAACGCCGATGCCGTCAAGGTGTTCACAGCCATCGCTCCCACGCTGGCGTCGATCCGGCCGGATACCAGAGCGGCCGGCAATCGCGATTGAATATCCTGCGTGTCGGTCTCGATGGCGTCGGCCGTCGTCTGGCTCGCCCGGCTGCTGACCGTGGCATTGAGGTTGTCGCCGACGATCTTGCCAGCCGAGCCGGCCCCGTAAGCTCCTGGCAATGCCGTAATCCACGGATCGCCCGCTGAGCCGGCCGCTGCCAATGCTTCCGCCGTCGATCCGGCCGTGCCGCTGTGATCGGCGATCGCCTCCTCCCACACCTGATCGGCGATCGCTCCAGCCGTAATCGAGAACGTCGATGTGATCCATGCTGCGTCGCCGCGGTCGCGGATCGCTTCTTGGCTGTCCGTCGTGCTGGCGTAGGATCCCGCTCCGCTGCCAAGATCGGCGTTGAGAGTCGTCAACAATGCCGCAAGGTCCGTCGCCAAAGCCGCGTCCTTCCGAAGCGATACGCGAATCAGATTGAGCAGTTCCGTGTACGTCGGCGGATCGTAGGCGTTGAGGGCGTCGGTCACTTCGCTTTCGACTTCCGCATCCCACGCGGCATTCCAGGGAACGGCCGTCAATCCTGCTCCGGCCGTTCCAATATCATCGGTTTGACCCTCGATATCGACAAGGTTCGCCCCGATCGTCGCACCGCCTCCGAGGTCTACGATCGTGCCGAGCTTCGGTTGCATGTCCGCCGTGTCGGCCAAGATCGCATCCAGGTCCAGTCCGCCCGCGTCGCTGATCGGCAACCCGCCCGCGGCATCCGCCGCCGCGTTAGGCAGCGCCGTCAACCCAAGCCGAACGCCGTCGGCCGGATCATAGGCGACAATCGGATGGTAGTCGCCAATCACAATCATGTCGGTGACGGTGCCAAACACGAGCACGCCGGTCACGCCAGCCGTGAAAGCAGCGTCAGGCAAGTCGATCCGATAGTAGCCGGCCCCGATATGCAACATTCCACCGTCCGAATGTGCGTCAGTCAGGGCCGACAGATCGGATTCCGTGATGCTGACGGCCACCGCACCCTCACGACGATACTTGAGGTCGAGGCCGGTCGTGGCCGACGTGACGCCCGTCTCCGGCAGGAACGTGGTCGAGTCGATGATACGGATGACCGTCGATTGGTCGGCCGTCCCGCCTTTTACTGCGCGTCCCATTTACCCGACCTCCGACACGTACAGATCGAACAGCAGCATGGGCGAGCCAGCAGGAGCGGCCGCAATCGGTGCCACGACGAACACCCAGAACGTCTCCATATCACGCCCTCAACTTGTACAGTTCGTCGCCGTGCAAGTACAGTTCGTTGACCCACGCCGTCGTCGGGATGCGGTTATACCACCGCACGTCCCAGATCGTGCCGTCCCATGACGCGGCCGAATATAGCCCGTCGATCTGCACCTGGCCGATCGTCAGATGTTTCGGCGCCGTCACGACCGCGGCCCCGTACCAGATCCCCGAATTGGCAACGCTCGTGGTGAGCGTCTCAGCATGGCCGTTGACCCAAATGGCCCAGCCGTTCGCCGCTCCCGTCGCTGATGCGACTACGTGATAGACGTTGCCGGCCGTCATCACGGTGTCGCCTGTCACTGACGGCAGGCTACTTGTGTTTTGGTCCCGTTTGCGAATCTGAACCTTTCCGGTCGTCAGCGCGTGTAGCTGGAGAAATCCGCCGTTGCCTGTATCGGCCGCTCCGCCGAACCCAATCAATTGGATCTGTGCAGCCAACGAATCCGGTATGCACCATAATGAAACGCAGCCGGACGTAGCTGCGTGGAGCGTTGGCAACGCCACGTCGATTCGCTCGTTCGACGTAGCGACGAACTCTGCCCCGAATCCCGCCGGCGTCTTGCGCCAACCGTGTGTCGTGCCCGTCCCAATCGACCCGCGTGGGTAGCCGTTCGTTATCTTCCCGCTCCCCTCGTTGAGCGGAAACGCGACTACTAGCCCGCCCGGCATCCCCTGCGTCGGATGATGGGCGTTTATCATCGGCAGCCGCGGGCGAGGAACGTGGTACGTCATGTCACCGTCACTACGGATTGTCGGTAATTCACTGTCGCGGTCACATCCTGCGCTCCCGGATTCGCGACCAGAATCTCAAACTTCCGAACCTCAAAAGCGTCGACCGGAATCGTGATCCCGGCCAGGTTGCCGGCATCAAGCGGAACAACATAGTGATCCGGGTTGTCGTTCACGTCTTGGTACGCGGAGCCGCTATGCCGCAACAGGTACACGTCCACATCAAGGTCCGACGACGCATGGAACGTGATCTCTACTAACACCTCCGCCGACATTTTGCTGTTGTTGTCGATCTCGCCCGTCGTGGCCGTGCCGCCGCCGCTCGTCACGGTCGACGCGGCAATGCTGGTCGTTTGGTCGGTGCCCCATGTGGTCGTGGCCGTGCTCAAGCGTCGTCCTCCTCGGGGTCGACGCCAAAGCCGGCTAGAATCGTCTTGGCTCGCCGGGGATGAGTTATGATCCAGTCGAGCATCACTTCATTGACGAACGCCGTGCGGATCGCTGCCGCCTGTCCCGTCGCCTGGATGGCGTCAATGATCTGTTGCCGCGTCCGTTGGCGTTTGGGAGTGACGGCCAACAACTCCGCCTCCGTAGGTTGGGGACCAACGTCGGGAGGCCAGTAGGCAATTTCATTATTGGCAAGGACGACCACACCAGGTGCCTGAATCGGCCCGACGGTGAATCCAAGCGACTGTAATCGCGCGGCCAGTTTATCCATGACCTAGCCACCTTGCTGTGAAATAGGATACAACTGCCCCGCCGACTACCGTTACTGTGCCTGACGCCACGTTGCCATATGTGATCGCATGGAGGTAATCGGATTTGACGAGTGACATCGTGGCATCCACCGCCCCGTATCCATTCGCTGATCCAACCACAATTAGCGGTGATTGCCGCGTTGGTCCGCCGCTGCTCGTATTGAGCCACAGGCCGGCCCACCCTTCCGTTAGCGTTGTGCCTGCGATATTTACCTGATGCCTGATTTGCCACGATCCGGGCCGATTTGCCGTAAAACGATAGTTTGTTGCCGCATCGAATATCGCAAATGGATCTGTGCCTGGGTCAGTAGAATCATCGTTGTATTCAACTTTCGTCCAAGTCACGTCGGAGATGCCTGTCTGATTTACGCTATTTCGGTGAGCAAAAAATTCGGGATACACGAGCGACTCGAACGAGTTCCAAATCCCGCCGCCCACCTGCATCACCGCCGATTCGTCAGGGATGTAGCTGCGGGTCAGGTTTGTCCCGATCGTCTCCGAGCCGTTGCCGTCGATCGTGATTAGTACGCCAGCGTTTTGATTGAAAATAAACTCGATTGCCTTTTGGTCATTGCTGCTGACGGCCGGCAGTGTGATTGTGTAATCGCTCGACCCCGTGCAGACGTGCCGCTTGCCGAACGCAGAAGACGTGAGCGTCGTTGCCCCCGTGATCGACACGTCAGCATTGATGAGCGTCGCCAGCATGTCCCCGGCCGTCGCCGCGCTCGTATCGGTGGAATTGACCGTGGATGTTCGGTAATTGACCGTCGCCGTGACCGTCGCACCGCTGTTATTCGTCAGGTGGACTTTGTACTTTCCCGCCGCTAGCCCGGTGACGGTCCACGAAAAATCATGCGTGCCCGAGACGGAGTAAGGAAGCTCAATCGCCGGCGGGTTGTCGGACACGTCTTGATATGCCGTGCCAGAATGATGGAGCAGATACGCCTTGACGCCCTGCGTCGCCGTGCCGCCGTAGACGATCTGGAAGCCGAACTCGATGGATGCTGCGTCGCCGCTGATCTCGCCAGTTGTGTCTGTCGCTGTGTTCGCGATCGACGACGCGGCGATCGACGTAGCGTTGTCGGCGGACCATGCGGAAGCGTACTCGATTGTCATTCGTCCGCCTCCGACTCGTCAATCCACACGCCAACTCGCCGCAAACTGTGCTCGAAGCTGGCCCGGTACGTCCCGACGGTTGCGTCCATCGTGTAGGACGTTGCGACGTTCACCGCCCGCACGCCGCCGACCGCGTTTACCGTCACCTGCCACGTCTCGCCCGTGTGGGCGCGGAGCCAAGCTGCGATGACGGCGGAGTTGCTAGCATGCGGGTATTTTCGACTCATCGCCAGTACGCCCCCCACATGAGCAGCCCGACCAACGCCACGGCCAGCCCGATCCAAATGGCGAAGTCCCACCAGTACGGGCCGCGCGGTTGCGGAGCGGGAGCGGGCGGGCGATAGCGTGGTTGGTAGCTGTTCATTTCCATGCGTCCCGGATCGCCATGATCGACAGCGTTATGACCACGGCAATGCCGGCCAAAAGAATGTCGGTCATTTACCGTCGCACTCCTGTATTGCCGCAACCGACTTAGCATGTTTCGCGATAAGAGCCTTTGCCCCTTCGAGCGAAGATGCGAACATGATGGCTTCCGGGGCCGGTTCGCCTCGACGATCGAACCGAAGCATTTTCGTTTGCCCCCAATCCGATTTGTACAGGTGAAACGAACATTTCGGCGATCGCGTCTCGACACAGAAACCAGCCTCAACTACCGCAGCGATCTGCTCACAGAGACCTTGCAGGTTTACAGACTTCGCCATACTTCCACCACCACGAGAGACGCCAAACGAGATAGAGCAGGCCGACGCGGGTCATTCCATCGACGGTTCCACGTACAGCGTCACGTTCAGCCGGACCGCAATAGCCGTCGCGCGGTAAATGTGCTGTGCCTCTTTCTCCTTGTCTTTCACGAGCAACAGCACGGCCGGCTTCTTTCCAGTCACGATCGAGTACCACGTCGCTTGCCCGAACGCTTCGTAATGTTTGTGGCTCCAGTCCGCCTCGATGGCGTACTCGTCGTTGAGCAGATCAACCCGCGTGCCGTCCCACAGGCGATGCTCCGCTACCGCGTGATACTTCGGCGCCAGCCGGCGACACGCGGCCAGTTCGTCCTCCGCCTGGAGCGGTTGCTGAACGAACCACAGGATTACGCCGGCGATCATGGCAACGTGAAACGGCATGTCACGGCCTCCGCCCGAACAACGCCCGGCCCAGCGCATGCAACGGTCCCCGTCTCCGGGCCGTCCCGTCCGCGCGAATCGCCCCGTAGTACGCCGGGTAGCCGGCCGCGTTCATCAACACGGGCGCCGATGAGTAGGTGTAGACGACCGGCTCGGCTAGCGAATACTCGACCGTCGGCGTGAACGACCACACGGCCGGCTGTGCTTCCATGATGACACCGGTTGCCGGCACAAAGGAGAACACGTCCACGAGCCGGCAACGGCCGCCCTCGCAAATCGAGACGTATCCGGCAGGTGTTGCAAATTGTGCAACAAGTGGCGAGACGAGCAGCAGCAACGCGACGCAAACGAACAATGCACGTTTCATCTCTTCCCTCACACAAAGTCCCAAAGTTGTTCCGGGAACCCCTCGAATTGGCTATAGGCGAACGAATCATTCTGCCGCAGCATGTAGTCGGCCACGTCAGCATCGACCCAGAACCCTCCGGGTGGCTCGTCTCCAGCCGGCGGACCGTGCGCATCCGCACTCCAACTATTTTGGCAGTAGACTGCCGGCCGTTGGGGATCATCATCCACGCCGATGAACGTCATGGCATGGTGCCACGTCCCACGCGGCACGCCGAACTTCTTTCCCGCCTTGCGGTCAAGCTGTGGGTCCATCGTAAAGCCACGATCGGAGCAGACGCCGACTGGATAGCCATTCGCTAGTGCGTCGCGGGCCTGCGTATAGCTCTGGACAGGCGCTGCCGACTTGATCGGGTGCAATTTGCCAAGCTCAATCCATTTGTCCTCAATACGAGCACCGTCGGACCACTTCATTTCAACTTCCGCGCCCCATGTCAGTCCGCTGTCGCCGCCCGAAGGTTGCGGCAATCCGGACAGGTCGGAGCGAATCACGCCATCCTGTACGATCGCTTTCGCCTGACCTGATCCGGTCGACCCTTCGCCCCGGCCGCGAATACCACTATGCAGCCGCCCACGGCCGTAGCCATAGGGCATGAAAATCGGGTGGAACTGTTCCGCGTCGCCGTTGGCGATCTCGACGACCGCCACATAGTCCACGACGTTCTTTCCCATTTCGCCCACGCAGCAACCGGACTTTTGCAACAGCGTCGGCAAGTGCTTACCAAGCACCTGCTTCGCCGCATCCCACAAGACGACCCGCTTGCGGTCCGTCTCCTGCGTCTGGCCGAAAATGAAGAAACGCGGCATCGACGACAAGATGCTCTCGCACATGCGGCGCACGGCCAGCGATCGCTGATCCGGCGGAACCCATCCCATGCGTGCGTTCGTCGGCGTTACTGGCATCGCTTCAGCCCCTCCGCGATCTGTTCCCAGGCCTTGACTTGCTGTTCCACCGTCCGCACTTCGCCGCGGAGGTAGCCGGCCGCGAGCGTCTTTTCCCACTCCTGCCATGCGGCCGACAGTCCAAGCGGGGCGAGCCGCTCCTTCGTCGTGGCCGACATCTCCTCTCGCGTCGGCGGCGTCCCTGCCGCTATTGCCGCCTGGACGCTCCTGGCGACCGACGCGAAGACTTCTGCCGCTTCAGGCGTCTTGTCCAGTTTCAACCGCTCCGCCTCATCGCACGCGAGCTTTGCCAACCCGGTCAGTTCCGGTTGCGGCGGCGGTACGGGCGGAGCGGGCGGCCGAGGCGGAACCGGAACCGGAGCGGGACCAGGCCCAGGGGATGGAGGTACTGGTCCCGGCTCCGGCGGTCCCGGTAGCGGGACGGGTGCGACGTGATCGACATTGGAAAGGCGAACATCGACCTGGAGCCAGCCTCCGTACAGCAGCAGACACGCGACGGCGGCGGCGAGCGTGGGACGCCAGTTCAGGCCGGCGATGGATTTCAGCAGGTTACGCCAGTCGTCGTGCATGTTGTCCCCCTGACCCCGCGTAAACCGCCGACCGACCGGCCACAGCAGGCCACGCCCCCGCGACCGGCCGGCCAGCAGTAGATCACCCGAGTTCGTCACGCAGATTGTCAATCAACTTGTTGACGAGCCACGACAGAAACGCGCTCATCAGCACCGGCCCCAACGGAAAGAAGCCGTAGACCGGCCCCTCCGGCGTCGTCACGCGGGCGATCAGGTCGCACGCGGCATCGTCGTCCAGCGGATCGCACGGACATGCGGCGGACGCGGCCATGAGCCGTCCCGGCTCGCCGAACACCTGTCCCTGCACGTAGCCCTGGACGTGCCAGATCGACGCAGCGAACAGTTGCCGCTCGGAGGCGATCGTTTTGTTTTTGACGATACGGTAAATCGTCTGGAGTTCGGCGAGCGGCATTTCGGTTGGGTAGGTCATGGCGTGCGTTCCCCTTGTTTGACAAGCTGCTGGAGTGAGCGGTTGAGTTCTTTTGTCGTCTCGATCGCCTGGTCATACTGGGTGAATTGCTTCTCGACGACGCGAGCATGGGCCTCGATCATCGCCTTGTTGTCGCTGGCGATCTTCTCGTAGCCGGATTGGATCTGCTGAAGGTGGGCCGGGACGGCGGTCCGCATGGCGTAGTCGGCAAAATAGTAGATGCCGTAGAGAATCCCGCACAAGACGACGAACGAAGGACCTTGTTTGATTGCGGCTGAAAGGAGTTCGGCTTTGAGCGAGCCGTTGCCGTTGGATGTGGTTGCTTCGGCGGTCAATGTAGGCACCCTCCCCTTGCGATTTAGGGGAGCAGGTGCCATAGCGGCGGCGACAGATCGGGCAACGTGGCCCGCTTCGCCCTGCTCACGCGATTTAATCTACGGACCAGGGCGGCGGCATGTCAAGAGGATTTTTGCAGCAGTCGGGTCGGCCGGCGCTAGGTGCATCCCAAGCACCGCCGCCAATTTGCCGGCGACTGACAGGTTGATGTCACCGTCGCCGTTGGCGAATTTATATACCACCGGATTCGCGACGC